TAAAAATATTACTCTTGGTTCATCAACTCTATCACTTGGTTCTACCACAACAGCCATTGCTGGTATTACTGAACTAACTGTTGACAATTTAAACTTTAATGGTAATACAATTACCTCAACAGATACTAATGGCGATATTGTTTTATCTCCAAATGGTACTGGTAAAGTTGATGTTTCTGGCTCTATTATTACTGGTCTTTCTGAACCTGTAAACGCTACTGATGCTGCAACAAAGAACTATGTTGATACTGTTGCTGAAGGATTGCATATCCATGAAGCTGCACATTGCGCAACTACTGATACTCTTGCAACTTTATCTGGTGGTACAGTAACATATAATAATGGTACTGCTGGTGTTGGTGCTACTCTTACTCTTTCTGCTGGTTTGTCTGCTATTGATGGTCACACATTAAACAATGGTGATCGTATCCTTGTTAAAAACGAAGCAGCACAAGCAAACAATGGTATGTATGTTCGCACTAGTGCGACAGTTCTTACTCGTTCTGCTGACTTTAATACAGCAGCTGAAATAGGTGGCGGTGATTTTACTTTCGTTGAGAATGGTACTCTTTATGGAAACACTGGTTGGGTACAAACTGAAGAAGTATTAACTGTTGGTACAGATGCTGTTATCTGGCAACAGTTCTCTGGTACTGGTACATTTACAGCAGGTGCTGGTTTAACAATCGCTGGTACAGAGTTTAATGTCGGTGGTACTACAAATAGAATCACAGTAAATCCAGATAGTATTGATATTGCATCAACTTATGTTGGCCAAACATCTATTACTACTCTTGGTACAATTGCTACTGGTACTTGGCAGGGCACTGTTGTTGGACCAACTTATGGTGGTACTGGTGTAAACAATGGTTCTAAGACTATCACTCTTGGTGGTAACTTTACACATAGTGGTGCTCATACACTAACTTTAACTACTACTGCTAATACTTCTGTTACTCTACCAACTACTGGCACTCTTGCTACTTTAGCTGGTACAGAAACATTTACTAACAAGACATTAACATCACCAGTTATTTCTGGTGGTACAATTGATAACGCATCAATCGGTGCAACAACTAGATCAAGTGGTGCATTTACAACTTTAGCAGCAAATGGTGCTGTTACATTTACTAGCAGTACTGACGCAACTAGCACTTCTGCAGCAGCAGTTGTTCTATCTGGTGGTCTTGCTGTAGCTAAAGCGATTTATGTTGGAACAAATATTACTGGTGCAGGTGCTGGCACATCTACTTTAGATGGCTTTAACATCGATGGTGGTACATACTAATACCTAAGTAAAGAGAGAGTTTTTACTCTCTCTATCTTTTTGAGTATCCTTTTTTAAGGTTAGAGAATGGCAAATAAAGTCTTACTGAAGAAGTCTTCAGTTGCGGCTAAAGTCCCGCTTACAACAGATTTAGATTACGGTGAGTTAGCATTAAACTACACCGATGGTAAACTGTACTTTAAAAATGCATCAAATGTGGTTAAAAGTTTTACAATTGACGACTCAGTTGTAACTCTTACTGGCACACAAACTCTAACCAATAAAACTCTCACATCCCCAACTATTGGCACTAGCGTTACATTAAACGCACAGGCTCCTCTTAGATTTGCAGATTCAGATTCTTCTAACTGGGTAGCATTTAGAGCACCTGCAACAATAGCATCTAATGTAACTTGGACGTTACCTTCAGCTGATGGTACTACTGGGCAGGTTCTTAGTACTAATGGAACAGGCACTCTTTCTTGGACATCTGCAGCAGGTGGAGGTGGGGGATACGGAGATCTTGTAGAAATATCCTCTACAGGAATATCATCTTCTACAACAGTTTATTCAACTTCTGCCACAACATATCGTGGGGCTAAATATACAATACAAATAACTAATAGTACTGCATATGCTATGTATGAGTTTTTAGTTATGCATGATGGAACTTCGGTTTATTTCCCTTATAGTTCTTCTGGATACGCTGGAGACTCTAATGGAAATTTTCAGAGTTATTTTAGTGGAGATTATCTGCACAATTTAGCGACAATGTCTATTCAAGTCGGTTCTACGTTTCATGCATTAAACTGGACTATTAGTGGAGGGAATCTAGTATTCTCAGCTTCTTGTTCTTCAGGAACGATTAGTGTAAAGGGTGCAGTACTATTAATTAAGGCATAACATATGGCAGTCAATTCTAGAGAAACACTAAAACAATATGCTCTAAGAGCACTAGGATCTCCTGTGCTTGAAATTAACGTGGATGACGACCAGCTAGAAGATCGTATCGATGAAGCATTAGAGCACTGGAGACAATATCACTACGATGGTGTCGAGCAAATTTATATGAAAGCACAGATTCGTGCTTCTGAGATTGTCTTGACTGCTTCTGTAGCAGCAAACTTTCAACTATCAGAAAGAGTAACTGGTGCTACTTCTGGCGCAACTGCCACTGTTGTTAGAGAAACTACACGTACTTCAACAGGAACTTTACTCCTAGTTAAAAATATTACTGGCACATTCCAAGTTGGAGAAACTATTACAGGTTCGTCTTCAGCACAAACTGCAGTCACATCCACAATCACTAAACGTGAATACGATAACAAGTATATTGAAGTTAACGATTTAGTCTATGGTGTAACTAAAATTTTAAGTATAGGTCAAGCGTCGTCATCTAAGAACATATTCGATTTACAATATCAGTTGCGTTTGAACGACCTATACGACTTAACATCTACTTCTTTAATCTATTACAAAACTGTAATGAGTCACTTGGCTCTGTTGGATTTAGAGTTAAATGGTCATACGTCTTTCCGTTTTAATCGTAGAACAAATCGTGTATACCTAGACATTAATTGGGAACAAGATATTCCTCTTGGTGATTATGTAATTGTTCAAGGATATCGTGCATTAGATCCTGCAGAATTTTCAAAAGTCTGGAATGAATCTTGGTTTAAGAATTATGTCATAGCATTATTTAAGAAACAATGGGCAACTAACATTAAGAAGTTTTCTGGTATCCAACTTCCAGGTGGTGTAACTCTTGATGGGGATAAACTTTATGATGAGGCTATCACCGAAATAAAAGATTTAGAAGATACGCTATTGAATAAATCTGCTCCATTGGATTTCTTTATTGGATAATTAATGTCAGCAAATGTCTATTTTACTAATGGTACAAGATCTGAACAAGTTTTAGTAGAAGATCTTATCATTGAATCGCTGAAGATTTATGGTCAGCAGCTGTTTTACATTCCAAGAAAATTAGTCTCAAAAGATGAGATTCTTGGTGAAGATAGACTTAGCGAATTTAAAAGTTCTTTTCTTATTGAGATGTACTTTGAAAACGTAGATTCCTACGCAGGACAAGGTGCATTTATAAACAAATTTGGTTTAATGATGGAACAGTCTGCAACTCTTGTAGTTGCAAGACGTAGATGGGATCAATTCGTTGGTCGTTATGGTGTTACAATCGTACCAGAAAGACCAAACGAGGGAGATTTAATTTATTTCCCAATGACCAATTCCATGTTTGAAATTAAGTTTGTTCAGCATCAGGATCCATTCTATCAGCTTGGTAAGTTATACATTTATAAACTACAAGTTGAACTATTCCAGTACAGTAGTGAACGTATTGATACTGGAATTAAAGAGATTGATGCGTTTTAAACCATCAATTCAGGATGCGATTATATCTCGCCACCAGATGTCTTTATTGGTCCAGATATAAATGGTGTTAATGCTACAGCAACCGCAGTATTGACTAATGGTAAAGTCACTGCAATAAATATAACTAATCCTGCTGGTCGTTATTATAGCCCACCTGGAATTGTTATATCGTCGCCACCAGCTGGTGGTGTTCAGGCATTGGCAGAAAGCATTGTTGAGATTGATATCGATATACCTGATTCCTTTGGCGATAATAATAAATTTAAAGAGGAAGCAGATGATATTTTATTCTCTGAAAGCAATCCTTTTGGAGAACTTACCGAATACACAAATCAAAGTATCGTTAGACCTATTGGATATGACAGTAATATTATAAAATCTGATAACGACTGCATAACAATGGATAACTGGAGATAAAATGGCACAACAACTTATTAATCTTGGAACAACTGCAAATGATGGGACAGGTGATCCTATACGTTCTGCGGGAACTAAAATAAACAGCAACTTTACTGAGTTGTATTCTAGACAACCATATAGTTTACCGACTGCTACATCAGTTGTTCTGGGTGGTGTAAAAATTGGTAGCACTGTTCAAATAAATTCTACAACTGGTGTATTGAACATTAACGCTACTCTTGATAATCTTAATGATGTTCAAATTCAAAACCCTCTTGTCAATCATGTAATTAAGTATAATGGTTCTGAGTGGGTAAATGCAAGTGTACCTCAGACAATTAATGGTCTTGACGATCTATCAGATGTTCAGCTAAACGCACCATTAGTTGCTACACAAATTCTAATGTACAACGGAACTAGTTGGGGTAACACTACTCTACCATCCGCTGCAACTTTATTAAATGATTTAACTGATGTTACAATTAGCTCTCCAACAAATGGACAAGTTTTAAAGTATAATGGATCTCAGTGGGTTAATGGCACTGATGCTGGGCAAACAGGAAATCCATTTAATCAAGATTTAAATACTACAGACCAAGTAGAATTTGTTGCAACAACTGCTGACGAATATATTCTTGGTGGTTCTGGAACACCAACACTTGAATCAGAGACTGACATCTTCTTGTCAGCTGTAGGTAAAGTTAAAGTTATCACTAAGTCTGCATTTAAACTTGCAAGTATGACTACTGGAGAAAGAGATGCACTAACTGGTGTTGAAAATGGAGACATGATCTATAACACTTCTGTTAATAAATTTCAAGGTCGTGCTGCTGGAGCATGGGTTGATTTTCACTAAAGGTTTATAATGAGAGAGTATATCGTTAGTCTTAAAAAAGATGTTGACTACGATTCATTTTGGAATGAAATTGAATCAGCAAGTAGTGGGGATGGATTTGTCCCAGCTAGACGTGTAGACATTGTAAACAATCGTGATGCGTCATTGCGTATGTGTCACTATGCTCTCACAGAAGAAGAAGCTGAAACATTAAGAAACGATTCAAGAGTTTACGCTGTAGAAATTCCACCAGATCAAAGAGATGATATTGAGATTGGTCTACGATCAACTACTCAAACTGGTAACTTTACAAAAACTACTTCTCCATCTTCAAATTATATTAACTGGGGTTTAATTCGCCACAGTTTTGATACAAACATTTACGGCACTTCTACAACTACAAATCAGAACTATGTTTACACAAACGATGGTACTGGTGTAGATATTGTTGTTCATGATACGGGTATTCAAGCAAATCATCCAGAGTTTTTGGATAGACTTGGTATTAATCGTGTCCAACAAATAAATTGGTATACTGCATCTGGAATAACTGGTACGCAGTCACCAAATCACTATAGAGATTTTCATGGGCATGGAACTCACGTTGGTGGTACGATTGCAGGTAGAATATATGGCTGGGCTAAAAACGCAAAAGTATATGCATTAAAGGTTGCTGGGTTAGAAGGTTCTGGTGACTCTGGAACAGGAATTTCTGTAACAGATTGTTTTGATGTTATTAAACTTTGGCATCGCAATAAACCGATCGATCCAACATTAGGTCGTAAACGTCCAACAGTTGTAAATATGAGTTGGGGATACGGAACTACTTTTAATAGTATTAATGATGGTGAATATCGTGGAATAGGATGGACTGGAACTACTAAAAATACTGCATATGGTATGACAGGAACTCCTGCTGGAAGACATCCAGTTCGTGTTGCTTCAGTTGATGTAGATATCGAAGAACTAATTGACGAAGGTGTTATTGTTTGTATTTCTGCTGGTAATGAATACACAAAAGTTGA